GCGGTGTATGCAGTCACGTCGGTACCGGCACTGACACCGCTCTCTCCCTCTGCCGGAGCGCGCAGGGCGTTAGGCACACCGTCGCTGCCTATTCCCATGTCAGCGCCTATGCCGTTGGCGATAGTGGTGTCTATACCTGTGGCGGCACCCTCCTTGCTGTTCATGGCCGCGAGAACGGCTTCGGTATTGGCTCTTATCGCATCGGTATTGGCATTGGTAGCTTCCACGCTGCCGTCCATCTTGCCCATCTCGTCGCCTATCTTCGTCTGCAGACTCTTCAACTCAGCGGTGTTTTCCTCCGTCGCCTTGTTCTGCAGCATGGCGTTCAGCTGGTCGGTGATGGTCTCCGACATCTTCATATTCACGTCGTCCATCAGCTTCCGCCATGCTTCGGCCCGGGCATTCTGTATCTCTATCTCGTGCTCGCGCTCCAGCGCTTCACGCTCATTCAGATACTCATAGTGCGCCGTAGCATCCTCCGTGCCCTCGTCATCGATGACGATATACGTCCCCGCTCCGGGGCCGCCCTTGCCCGTGAGGTTCATCTTCGCAAGCTCGTTGTAGTACTCCGCATCCCCGGCATGAGCCGCCTCAAACATGCCCTGCAGCGACGATGTCAGCAGGTCTGCCCACGACCGCAGCTCCTGATAGAGGCGGTTCTGGCTCTCCTCTGTGCGGGCCACAATCTCTTCGCGCTGCTTCGCCAGCTCCGTCTCTTCCTTCGCCGTGGCGAGATTGAGTGACATGCGGGCGTGCTTCGCGTCAAGCATCTTCTGCTCGTACTGCTGCCAGTCAAGGCGCTCCTTGGCAGCCTTGGCCTCCTTCTCCAGGTTCTCCACGGTAGCCTGGCCGCGCTTGCGCATCAGGTTGTAGTAGTGCTCCTGCATGGCCAGCTGCACCTTCATCTGCTGTATGGCCAGCTTGTCGGCCACGCGCTCGCTGGCCTGCCCTGCCCCGATGAGCGAGTTGGCACGCTTCACGCGGCTCTCGTCCAGTCCAAGCTGTGCCACGATGCGGTCTGTCTGCTGCTTCAGCGTGGTCTTGCCGTCGGGCATCAGGATGTTGTTCCACATGATTTCGGCCTGCTTCTTCAGCTGCGAGGCCTCCTTCTTGATGGCATCCTGGATGGCGTCGTAGGTGGAGCGCAACTGAGCCATCAGCGCCTCCTGCAGTTTCGGGTCGGCACTCAGCCAGTCGGCCCATGCCGTCATGCCCTTCTGCCGCATGTCGTCCATCACGCGGTCAATGGTTGTAGAATAGGCGTTCTCTGCCTCGCCCAGCAGGAATGCCGTGCGTTTCATCTCCTCCTGACGCTGACGGGCGTTGAAGTCGGCAGTGTCCTTGCCCTGCTTCATCAGCTCGTTATACTCCTTACGCATCTCGCCCGTCAGGATATCCATCGTGGAAAGGCTCTCGCGCAGTTGCTTCGTGATGCCGTTGAAGGGGCGTTCCTTGTCGATAATGTCCTGTATGGCCTTCATCTGCTTGGTCAGCGCCTGCTGTCCTTTCAGGTACGAGCGCTCCGTGTCGAGTTCCACCTGCGACATCCAGCGGTGGACGATGGCAGCACCCTTGTCGCCCGACTTCTCGATGGCATTTACAAACTGGTTGGTCTTCGCTATCTGCGCCTTGACAAACGACTCCGTGTCGCCCGTACGCTCACTGATGATGTGGTAGATGGCTTTCAGTTCCGCCTGCGTCACCTCCTTCTGTTTGCGGCTGTAGAGCTTCTGTAGTTCGGCGCGTCGCTGCTGCCACTCCATCTCGTTGGCCAGCGTGCGGTTGCGTATCTCAGCCTCTGTCAGCCCCTCGTCGGTGCCCGCTTCCTCTATGCGCGTCTTGCGCTCCGTGTAGTAGGCATCCAGTTCGTGCAGGTAGGCATCCATCTCGTCGCGGAACTGCTTCTTAGCCCCGCGCTCCTTCTTCGGGTCGAGCCAGTCGCCGGTGTTCGTCAGGTGGCGGGCGTGCAGCTCGTCCTGAATCTTCAGGCGCTCCGTGTTATACCACTCTATGACCGTTCGCATGTCGCTCGACATGCCCTTCTCGATAGCCTTCTTCAGCGCAGCGTCCTCCTTCAATACAGCCTGCACGTCGGTGTCCGTCTGTATGGCGTTGACGAAGTCCTTCATCTGCTTGCGACGGTTCACCAGCTGCTCGGCGGTCATATTCTTCCAGTCGGTGCTCTCGGCGGGCTGGTCTCTCCCCCAGCCGCCACCGGTCGGATCCTTGATACTGGTGGTTGTGCCGCCGTTCACTGTGCCTCGTGGCGTGTAGTATTTGCCGGCCTCCTTCAAGAGCGCATTACGATCAGACCCCTGCCATGAGATAAGGCCCCTCATCTGTTGCTTGTATCGCGCCTCTTCTTCTTTGCCCCGTTCGCTGCTGTCCATCTTGTAGTAGCTGCTGGCATTCTTACGCATTTCTTCCAGCGTATCCATCTGCTTCAGCACGTCAGCGGCGGCCTTTGCACGGTCGTCGCCTCTGGCACTCCTATAGATGTTCAACCTCTTGCGATAAGTGACAATGGCAGCGTCGGCCTGTCTTGTGAGGTTCTTTTGAGATACTGCGCGATCAGCCGCTGCCTGTCCTGCGTATTCTTCTATCACGGCATCGTTAGCATCTTTTATCTCCTTCAGCTTATTCCTGTAATCCCATACAGCCTGCTGCATACGTCCGAACCTAATGCCGTACGTTCTGAGGGTTTTGTCAATGGCCTTATTGTCAAATGCCCGTGCGGCATCTGCCAACTCTCTCATGGCGCGTGCTGCCTTTGTTGGGTCTTTTATCTGCTCATACACCAGACCCTTCAGTTTTCCGTACTGCTCGTCACGTTCCTTTCCTTGCTCTTTCTCTACTCTTTCCAGTCCGGCTTCCTGTTGTTTCAGAGTGATGGTCTCGCGCAGCTTGCTGTTCACCAAGTCGCGGGCATTAGCCAGTTCGATATTCGATGCAACTTCTGACAGCATGAATCCAAGGTACTTGCTGTACTGGTTGTTGAACTGCTCAATCATATACTTGTGCTCGACCAGTGCCTTACGTTTCTTCTCCTCCTGCACAGCCAACTCCACTTCTGCATCCTTCAGCCGCTTCACGGCCTCGGTGGTTCCGTCGTTGGCTTTCTTGGCTTCTTCGAGATCCTTTCTCGCTTTCTCTACAGCCTTGTCGGCGTCTTCTATTTTTACCCTTGCCTCGCCGATGGCATCAATCAGTTTGTTGGCAGCCTTCGTCTCTTTCTGCACTTGCGCTTCAAAGCGTCCTGCCTCGATGGCGGATTCTCTTAGGTTCTGTATCCAGTGATATAAGCCATAGACCGCTGCCATAATAGCCATAGCGACAGCCGTCCACACATTGACTATCATCGCCTTGTTCAGACCCTCCTGCGCCATTCTCGATTCAATCGCGGCCACCTTCTGCTTGGCCAAAGCTATCGACGCAGCATCTGTCGCGGCCTTCAGCTGCGTCTGCGCCCTCGACATCAGTGCGCTGTATTTGATGTAGGCTTGAGTAGTCGGTATGAGGTTCATGAGTCCACTACCCATCGCCTTCAGACCCGCTGCTGCCTTCACAAAGATAGCCTCTCCGATTCCGGCCTTCAAAACGGCCCAATAGACAAAGAAAGTGTGGATGGCACCGGTAACGAGTTGCAATGCAGGATGTACGTTACCTGTGAGAAGGTTTACTATGACACGCAAGAACTCGATGACGTTACCCATCTGCCGTTGCCAGAAGTCGCTGACAAAGGCTTCCTCCAGCTCGTTCTTCAATCGTTCCCACTTAGCCAGCGCAGTCTCGTTCATCTTGTCGTACTCCTGCTGTATGGCAAGGTTCTCTTCATACGCCTCATTGGCCACACCCAGCTGACGGCGCAGCTCATCGACATTCTGCGAGAGTCCGGCAAAGACGATGCCCGCACGGGCACCCTGCTGGTTCAGTTCCTTCATCACCTCCTGCATGCCGCCCAGGCCAAGCATCGACTCAATGCTGTCAGCATCCATGCCGGAGTCCTTGATGTGCTGGAATATCATCAGTATGGCCTCCATGCCGCGTCCAGTCTCAAAGAGGTTGCGCAGCGTTTCCGGCTCCACCTTGATAGCCTTAGCCACCGCAAACGCATTGTTCTTGATTGCCGGAATCATTCGTGACAGGGCGGTAGCCGACATTTCCACGCGCATGCCGAGGGCATCCACCGTAGAACCGAGCGCGGCTACCTGGTCGATGCTGATGCCGCTCTGGGCACCGACGGCACCGACACGCTTCACGAAGTCGGTGATAGCGGGGGCGGTGGCTGCACTGCTGGCACGCAGGCGGTCGATGGTAGAGCCTACTTTCTCCATGGCCACAGCCGTGGCACTGGAGCCCTCGATGAGTCCCTGCTCCATCTGCTTGCGTATCTTGTCTATCTCGCCCGTGGCCAGTGCCACCTTCAGCATCTCCGTGGCACCCTCGCGTCCCATTTCGGGCAGGGCCACCATCAGTTTGTTGGCGGCTTCGGTGAAACCTAACACGTCCTCTTCGGTCTTCAAACCGAGCTGTCCGGCAGCCACGCTCAGATCGAGCAGGCCGTTCAGCGTGGTTCTGGTGTCAAACTTCTTCAGTTCGCCAGACAGCCGTCCCACCTCGTCGGCGGTGAAGCCCGTGGTCTTGCGCACCTCACCCATCTTGTCCGACAGGTCCATCAGGTCGCCCATCGTACCTGTGAGTTTCTGCATGGCGACAGAGGCACCGACGTACAGACCGACGTAGGTCTTCAGTCGGCTCCATGCCTTGTCGAAGGCGCTGGAAGATGCCTTGAACTGCACCTCCAGCTCCTTTTGGCGCTGGGCGGCCTCCTTGGTCTTCTGCGCCATCTCCTTGTATTCCTCGTTGGTGTTGCCCACGGTGTCCTCCATCACCTTCAGCTGGGCCTGGGCACGCTTCACGGCCTGCCCCAGTTCCTCGATGTTCTTGGCGGCAGAGGGGTTGTCGAGGATTTCGTTCATGCGCTTGGCCGACATGTTGGAGTTGTCCATCTCGAACTTCATCTTCTTCAGTTCGGCGTTCACCTTATCCAGCTGCGCCTCCTCGGCGGCGAGAGCTTTCTTCTGCTCGTCGGTCATGTTCTTCTCCTGACGCCGCACCTGTATCGACTTGATAAGTGCGTCGCGCCGGCGCTCCAGAGCCTGCTGTGCCTGCTGCATCTGCTGGCCTGTGGCTATGAACCCTTCAGTGCCAGCCTGTGCAGCAAACTTCTCTGCCTCGGCATAGCTCATCCATTCGCCGGTGCTCTCCTTGATTTCCTGGTTCATCTGGTCGATGGTCTGGCGCAGCTGCTCGCGGCGCTTGATGCCTTCGGCTGTGGTGTGGTCGGTCTTGCGATACTCCTCCTCCAGGAGCTTGATGCCCTCCTGCATCTGCTCTTGAGTGAGCCGCTGCGCGTCCTGCTTCTTCTCCTCCGCCTCTTCGGTGATGCCCAGCTCTTCAGCCTTATCCTGCTTCCATTGCTCCAGGTGTTCTTGCGCTTCCTGCCTTGCGTTTTTCAGCCAGTCAGCATGTTCCTTGTCATATTCTGCTTGGGATTTACCATCTTCTGTGGGCTTGACATAATTCTCTATCTTTTTTCGCAGACTTTTAATTTCGTCCGCATCCCAACTGTATTCGTCCGTCCACCTGCGATACCATGGAGTGCTGGCATGCTTCTTCTCTAAGTCTGCCAGTTTCTTTTGCATATCCGGCAGCTTATTGGTAATCTCCTCTATCCTCTGGTCGTAGTACTCTATGTCCTCAGTGCAATCTCTGATTTGCTCGTCATACGACGATGTAGCCTGACTCAGTTTCTCGTCGAACGCGGAAGCCATGCCCTCGCTGGCGGTCTTGCCGGCGTTCAGATGTTCACTGAACCGCTGCATCACCTCGTCGGCACTGGCAAAGGTGCTCTTCGTCTTCTCGGCTGCACCCTTCAAGTTGTTCAGCCGCTCGGTCAGCGCGTCCACCTGTTCCTTTGCGGCGGCGAATGTTTCCTTACCGGCGCCGTCGGGGTCTTTGATGAGTGCCTGATACTCCTTTATTTCCTTGATGGCTTGCGACAGGTCGGCCATGTTTGCGGTGGCAAACTCGCCGTTCTGGGCACGTTGCAAGGTGCCAGCGCCACGATCGACCACAAGCTGGGTCTGCAACTCCTGCGCCTCCTTCATGTTGGCGGTGTACTCCTTTACCTTGTCGGCTGCCTGCCCAGGCTGGTCGGCCAGTCGGCGCCAGTAGTTCTCCTGTGCCTTCAGTGCGCTCTCGGTCAGTTCGGTACCAAGGTTCAGCTGCTGACGCATCTCGGCAATAGCCTGTGCCTCCTTGCGTGCGGCACGCTCTGTCTCCACGCTGTACTTGTTGAGATGTTCCTCGGCGGCGACAATGTTCTGCGTAAGTTCCTGCGCCTCCTGGCTACCCGACTGATATGATGCTGCAAGCTGCTTAGCCGCCTCTATGCCCTCGCGTATCTCGGCAGTGCTGTAGTCTCCCAGTCTTGCGGGATTGCTCAACCTTGCTGCCCGCTCGTCGCGGGTGGCATTGGTCTGCTGCTTCTGCAGTTCTATGGTGCGCTCCAGCTCATAGCGGTAGCCTGCCAGACTCTCCTTGGCGGTCTTTGGGTCATCGATGAGCCGCTGCCAGTACTGCTGCTGATTCTTCAGTGCGGAGTCAGAGAGAGCCGTACCTTGGTCGAGCTGCTGGCGCATGAGGTTGTCCTGCTCCTTGCGCTTCTGTGCAGCTTCTTCCATGGCTGCTGCCTCACGGCGCGCGGCGCGCTCGGCTTCCACACCGTATTTCTTCAGATGCTCCTCGGCATCAACGATGGCCTGTGTCAGCCGCTGCGCTGCAGGACTTCCAGAGTCGTAGGTGTCTATCAGACGTTTGCCTGCCTCGATAGCGGCGCGTATCTCCTCGGTACCTTTCTTGCTCAGGTCGCCGAACAACGTGCGCACCTGTGTCTTGTCGGCGGCGCTGCGGCGCTGACGCTCCTCTTCGGCAATCACCTTCAGGTTGCCCTCATAGACGGCCAGCTTGTGGCTGCCATTCTCGGCACCGGCAGCCATAGACTGCCAGAAGCGCTTGGTCTCAGCGAGCGCATCGGCAGAGAGGTTCCTGATGTTGCCCATGCGCTCAGTCATCATCATCAGGGCGGGCTTGTTCTTCATCTCGTCGAGGGCTGCCTGCAGGCGCTGGATGATGCGGGTGTTCTCTTCCCACTCGTCGCTGTTGGTGTCGATGACGGCGTTGGCCTCCTTCAGCTTGCGGAGGGAGTCTTCGATGCTCTTGATGGTCAGCTCCTGGTTCTGGGCCTTGCGCGCTTCGGCCTCTCCCTGCTTCACGTCGGCGTCGGCCCACGCCTTGTCAACGGCCTGTATTTCCGTCTTCTGCTGTTCGTACTGGGCGAGCAGACGCTGTCCCTCGGCACGAACCTGGCGCAGGCGTTCGCTCTGTTGGTCCATCGCTTCGGCATGGCGTTCCTCCTGGTGTGCCACCTTTTCCTCTGCGGTGGCGGCTTTATCGTTGAGTGCTACGGATTCCTCCTGAGCCTTGTATGCTTTCTCCTGAGCCTTGTTGGTCTTCTCCTGCTGAGCCTCGTAGTCTTTCTGGGCCTTGGTATGGTTCTTGGTTGCGTCGGCGAGTTGTCCCTCCAGTTCCGCCTTCTGCTTGGCGACATCGGCGGACTGCTGGTCGGCCTGGGTGGATTGCTGTAGTATCTCAGCAGACTTCTGACGTGCGTCTTTGAGAGCCAGCTGTGCATCATAGAGCTTCTTGGACGATTCTTCTGCTGCAGCATCTGCATCAGCTACGACATCTTTTGACTTCCTGACCTCATCTTCAAACTTATAGACCGCATCCCAATTCTTTTCAAAGTTGATGTAGTATTGTCCGAAGGTAGTGTCGAATCCTGAGGTAGTGAAGAGCGAGCCTTCGCCTTGGTTGCCATTGAACACAGCACGGAGCCGGTCTTCCATTTCCTTGTAGGCTACCTTATACTGCTTGGCAAGATTCTCGACGAGAGCCTTGGTCTGGTCTTTGTCGAGCACGAACTGGTCGCCTCTTGTATAAGGAGAAATCTTCTGTGCTTCCTCGATGATGCTTGTCTGAAAAGCGCGTTTGTCTGTCAGCTTCTCGCCGCTGGCACTGAATGTCTCGCCGGTAGTCAGCAACTCATTCTTTCGATGCGCTTCTGCTTGTGCGTTTACCAGCCCCTGGTGTTCTTCTTTCAGATGCCCAATAACCTGCTCCTGTTTTTTCAGTGCTTCCGTTTCTCCGTTGATGGCGGCGATGGTCAGTTCAATGGTCTTGATTTCGCGCTCTAATTCTCTGATGGTCTTCTCGGAGTTTTCGGCTTTTTCTTTCCATGTAGCGTGTTCCTCTTCAAGCCTTTTCTTGTAGGCGCTACTGCGCATACCGGTAACGTCTTTCAGTCCGCGCTCTACGGTCTCGACAGCTTTCTTCATGTCGCCCTCCACGTCGCCGAACTGCTTGCGGAACCACTCGCCGCTGCCTATGCCATAATCATTCTGATTGTCCTTTGCGGCGACAGACAACATGCGTTCTTTCAGAGCTTCGAGTTTCTTAATGCCGTTGGCCACGCCCTTCAGATTTTCGGGGTCAACACCTTCCCTTGAAGCCTGACCGAGTTTTTCGTATTGGGCTTTTATGGCATCAGTGACGGCACGCAGGTTATCCTCAAACCACTTGTAGTCATCGAGAAGTTTCTTCCATTCCTCCTTTGTGTATCCAAATCCGTTTGCCTCCCCATTATACCAGTCCTCTATGTCCCAGATAGTGGATTCTTCCGGGCCGTGGAGCATATCACGAGCAACAACGTGCTCATTTCTCTTGGCGTAGGAATCCTGCAGACCGAACTTCTCGACAAACTTCTGCATGTAGCCGCTGCGTTCAAGTTCCCAATCTCCCGGAAGTGCGGCTTTGCTTTGGAGCGACAGATAAGAGATCCCCTCAAGATTCTCTACGTTACGCTTCTTCTTTAACTCTTCCAGTTTGGCGCTCAGCCCGTCTATCTCGCTCGTATCCACCTTCGGCTTTGCCTCGGTCTTGCCCAGCGCCTCGAGTTTTGCCTTCAGGGCTGTCACCTCGTCGCCGGTGTCCTTCACGTGTTGACGCAGCAGCTTCTCTTGCTCTGCCTGCTGCTCGTAGGCATCATTCTTTGCCTCGGCTTCGTCCCTTGCGGCGTCGGCCTTCTTGCGCAGGCGGATGGCCTCCTTGCGGTCTTCGTTCTCGGTGTAGCGCATGGCCTTCTCCACATCGGCGAGGCGGTCTTGCTCGGCTTCCTCCAGCTTGTGGTTGGCGGATATCTCGCGCTCGGTCTGGGCGATGCGGTCTTCATGGAGCTTTCGTTGTTCTTCGAGGTTGCTCTTCTGCTGCTGCATACCGGCTATGACGGCATCGGCCTGGTCGCGCTCACGGCGGGCGGCTGCTATGCCGTCCTCGGTCAGCTTCAGTGCCTCGCGGCGTGCGTCGTTGGCGTTGACTATCTCGCCCTTCTCGCGGCGGCGCATCTCGGCCACGTTGTTCAGGCTCTCGTTCAGGAAGTCGTATTGCTGTGCCAGCTGACGGTGCTCGGCGGTACCCTCCTTCTCGGCCTCCATCAGATCGCGCAGTGCGTCGCGGGTGCTCTTCATCGCCTTCTCGCTGACGATGCCGCCGTCGCGGATGGTCTGCACGACGGCGGCATAGTTGGACTTGAACACGTTCATCACGCGGTCGGCTTCGTCGATGACGGCCTTGTAGGCATTGTACATCTTCGCATCGTCGCCGCCCAGCTCAGGGCGCAGGTTTTCCATGCGCTTACGCAGTCCGTTCTGCCCCGCCTTGATGGCCTTGATGCTCAGGCTCTCGATGTCCTGCGCGGATGCTGCCTTCCACAACTGGTCGGCAGCCTTCACGCCCTTCATCAGGTCGCGCTGTGCGGTGGTCACGTCCTTCAGGTCGCTGTTCAGCTGACGCAGCTGCTTCTGGTATTCCAGCAGGAACTTGTTGTCGGTGGGCACTTCGCCCAGAGCCTTGATGTTCTGATTGACGGCGGCAATCTTACCGTTCAGCGACTCGGCCTCCGTCTGCAGGGCGTTCATGGAGGCGGTCACCTTGCGGTTGTCAACTTGGAATTGCACGGTGGCAATCTGCTGTATGATTCTGCTCATATTCTTAATCGTTTGGTCGTTTGGATTCTTCACTCTTCACTCTTCACTCTTCACTCTTCACTTTCACCCTCTGAGTGTGCTGCCGTAGCGCTCACGGTAAAGCAGCTGCTCTATCATGGCCTTGTTCTGGATGGCGGGCCCGAGGGCATATATCATCATGGCAATGCCGGCGAAGGAGTAACGGTCTTCGAGCATGGTGGTGAACTTGCGGGCCTGCTTGCGCATCTCGGTGGCGATGGAAGGCTTGGCCTTGCGGGGTCGTCCGTCGGGCATCTGTATGGGTCCCCACTTGCGCTGCTGGATGGCGGGGGGCAGTCCGATGTAGGGCATGTTCTTGCCCAGTGCCAGCTCTACGAACTTGGCGTAGTAGAGGTATTTGGCCTCGAACACCTGGCGGTCGCCGCCGTAGTCGTTCCATGTGCGCCAGTAGATAGAGCGCAGCAGTGCGCCCGTCTGCTTGGCATGCTGTCGGGTGATGTTATCCTTGGAGTCCAGTCCGCCGAACTCGACGAACTTGTCTATCCACTGCAGCACGCGCTCGTCGCGCCAGTCGAACTTCATCAGTTCTATCTTCTCTCCGTACGGGTCGCGCTGCAGCGCAAGCGGTCTGTTGTCTGTCATGATGATTGCTGTTTTTTTTGAGAGTAAGATAGGTGGTTGCGGGGTAGAAAGCAAGGGCAGACGAGCCCTGCGGAAAACAAAACTCCCGGCGGCGTCGCGTACCGTCGGGAGTAAGTGATAAAGATGACACGTAATCAACAGGGACAGGTTTTTGAGCTGGTCGCTCCAAAAACCTTTCCCTGTTGATTAGAACTTTGTCCATGCCCAGAAGGGCCGGGATTTCAAGTAGTCTGCGTCACGCTGCTTGCTATATGCCTCGCGCTCCATGATAATGTTGTGATAAGCGGCGTGGGCGTCGCGTAGCTTGATGTACTGCACAATCCACGATATGCCGTAGATGATATAGAAGAACAGCAGCAGTGTCTCGGCCTGCTGCCGTAGGTGTATCTTCTCGTGATTGATGACATAGTCTGCCGGCATCTTGCCTTTGATGAAGATGAACGGCCAGAGCGTCATAGCGCGAAAACCCCCGAAGGGGATGAAAGATGTATGAATTATCATAATCTTAAATGGGAAATGGGAAATAGCAAATTGTACATTGTAAATGGTACATTGTACATAACCTCACTTTTCAATTCTGATGTTTGTTGCCAGGCGGTGGTAGCCGTGCTTGGCGTAGGGGTTGATGTAGATGAGTTTGCGGGTCCAGTTGCCTTGCTCGTCCTTGCAGGGCTGCAGGCGGAAGTGGCCGCTGACGAGGAACCCCTCGTCACGGCAGATGGTGGTGAACCACCTGCTGTCGAGCACCGTGACGTCAATGCCCAGGAAGTTGTTCACCTTCTCGCCGAGAATCTGGGAGCGGGGCACCGTCTTCTGCGCAGGGATGGTCTCCAGCTCCATCTGGCCATATTTCTTGAACAGCAGGATATTGTAGAACAGATATATCAGGCCGCCGGCATGATCATCCTCCTTACGCCCCGGCCAGCAACAGACGCTGAGATCGTCTGTCAGACCGCTGGCGGGGTCGAGGTTGTAGGTGCACCACGCCATGAGGAACCCCTGATTGAACATCAGGAAGTGATAACACTGCATCTCCTCTCTCCATGCCGAGAGCAATGTGATGCCATTGTGGAGCACGAAGCAGCAGTCCTCGTGGATGTCCGCCATCACTTCTGGCGTGAACAGAGGTTGCAGCTTGTCGCCCACCGTGCAGTGGGCATGCGTGAACGATTTTGGCAGGTAGTAGATATTCTCGACGTTGCTGGCGTAGAACCCTGAGCTGATGAGGTGCTTCTCAATGTTCACAAACCTTCTCATCATATCGTTGCGGTCTGTCAGTCCCGGTATGTTCCCGTCGCGGGCAACGCCCTTGGCACGGAATATCGTTCCCTCTGCCTCGCTGTTGTGGTAGAACATACCAAACAGCTTCCTCCGGTAACTGGTCTCGAGTACCTTCTGGCACTGGTCCTCGTCCAGCAGTCGCAGCTCGGGATGTTTTGCGTAAATTAGCATCATGCTTTTGTCCTCCTTTAGTTATTGATAAATGAAATCCAGCTGAGCAGTCTCAGCACGTCGCGGTCGCGGGCGAGCCAGTAGCAGGTGCCGTTGTTGTCGTCCTTCACCAGTGCCACGCGGTACTCCCTGATTTCCTCAGAACAGCACAGTGTAGGCATATCATAGAGGAACATTTCACGGATGCTGTCAAAGTCGGGAAACGTGCTCTTCATCTGACTCGCCACGGCAGTGAGCGCCTGCGTATCGTAACATCGCGTCATAAATTCATCGCCATTGTCGGTAGGCAGCAGCGGCCCGAGTGCAAACCGGAACGGTGACGGGCTGATAGCCTGCAGCGAATGGATGCCCGTATTGTGGTAGGCCTTGAGAGGAATATCGTTGGCAAAGACCTCGACGGCCTTCTCTGTCGCGTGTTTCTTGCCGGCGACGAAGAACAGTCCGTTGGCGTTGTCGGCGCTCCACTCATAGCCGGAGCGTGTCAGTGCTCCGAGGAAGCGCGCCACCTCGCTGCCCCTTGCCCGTCTGATGTCTCCGTTGTCGAGCCGTGAGGCGGTTGCCTCGCGGTCCTCTGTGATATACTCCCGTCCGTCCTCGCCGCGCACCAGCGTATAGTTCCATGTGAAGCGGTCGTCGTCGAGCAGGCGGCTCACGAGGTGCATCATGCCTCCCTTACGGAAGACGATCCATCCCGGCTTGCAGGGAGGCAGAGCGGCTGACTGTTTCTGGCTTGCGTGCTGTGGGGTTGCCGCCTCCTGTGCGGGCTGCGTGATGGTGATCTGCACCGTGCGGTCGCTGCCCTGCGATATACGGCCGCCGGCGAGTATGCCCTCGTTCAGTGCGCCGATGCTCTCGCGGAGCACGGCACGGGCATCGCTCCTGCCGATGGTGTCACGGATGACGCGTGACAGCTGGGGTGTCACCTGCTCAGGTGCCAACTTGTCGAGTTTCATCTGGTAGAACTGGTCCTTGGTGACGGCAGTGCAGTGGTGGCGGCGCGCCAGCTCTGACATGCCTTTCGTCGTGCGTGTCCGGCGGTAGAGCGCCACCAGCGCAACGAGATAGTTGTGAAAAGCGTTATAGTCAATCATATCCCTTTCAGCATTTAGAGGTTCCTTGATATTCATACACCACCACTTCGCTGGTCTGGCAGAGGCACTTGAACGTGTGACAAATGTCAGGGTCCTCCATGCTCACAGAGTGGCCGAAGGTCTCGCCCTCCGCACAGCTGGCAGCAGACAGGTTATTCTTCAGCTGCTCCATCGTCCAGTGGTCGTTGGGGTGGTGTACGGCATAGAAGTCCAGCTCCTCCTGCAGCTCGTCTTCGTGGATGATGAAGACGCGCGCTTTCTGTTGCTCCTCCCGGTTGTCATAGACCACGTTGCCTTCGGGGTCTTTCATGGTGACGCGCATGCCCTCCTCCTTGGAGACAGGCTCAGCGCGGAACTGTTCCTCATCCTCCTCGTCGTCCATCTGCGGCAGTACTGAGAATTTCACCTCATGTATCTGCGGATGCTTCTTCATAAACTCTGTGGCCGCCGTCGCCGCGTCGGTGGTAATCTCCGTAAACTGCTCCGGTGCAACCCACACCATCTCCTCCTTCGACGTGATATTGTTCACCTCGATGTTCTTGTTTCTGTTTCTGACAATGATCTTCATCTGTTTTGCTTTTAATTAAAATTCGTTCAATTCGTTTAATTAGTGGTTCAGTCCTCCTTGTTTTGCTATCGGCTTTCGCCGAGAAATCAGTCATGATGAACGTGTGGCCAGAAATACTTCATTACCTTGTCTGGAATTTCAAAGTCTTCCGTAATCCTCACACTCTCTCCGCACCCTTCGTAATCTTCCAATCTCAATACGTGTATCAGCATGTCAATGTAGGAGTCCGTGCCGTTGAGCGTAACCGGGCTGCCGTCCTCGGTGCAGACCTGCATACAGTCGCTTGTATTGTCTTCCAGAATGTAAAGTGTCCTTTTTTCAGAATATCCCATATTACTGTCATACAGAATGTCTGCCTTGAAATATCGTCTGCTCATAATTCTTGTTGTTCCTTTGTTAATACTATCCGATTTCCGTCCATATCCACGGTGTGCGAAAGCAGTTCCTCATATGCTCCTGACTGCAGGTAATGCTGCAACAGCTTGCGCGTCGATTCCTTCAGGTAGATGGTTCTGCCGAACGACTCCACCACCGTCACGATGCGCCGGATGGCGGCACCGCTCTCTTCGACATTGTAGTAGTCCTTCCCGACGCCGCTGCGCAGTCCGAGCTTGAAGTGGTCGCACCACGGCATCGCCTCACGCACCACACGCTCAGCCGACTGCCAGTCAATCACCGGCTCGATGCTGGCAAAGGTGGAAAAGCCCATGAGGTGCATCCGTCGCATGGCCATGATGCGGTCGGCATTGGTGTTCGCCTTTGGCTCCATATCGTCGCGCCCTGTCAGCGTGAAGCCGAAGTGAATGCGGTCGCGGTAGATAGGATTGATTGCGTCCATCCATGCCATGAAGTTGCACTCGTCGTAGATGAACGTCGAGCACTTCGTCAATACCCATACGGGAATGTCGCGCACCGTCGCCTCACTGATGGCTATACTTGTCAGCCCTCGCGTCTCGTCAATCATCGGGTCGGTGGAGAACGAGAGGAAGATGCCGTAACGCTGGCATTGCACCAGATGCTTGTCGAGTTCGTTGCGTAGGATGCGTGCTGCGTCTGCCTCGTCCTTGAAGCATTTCTTCAGCCGAGCCTCCGTGCCTCCGAGTTGCTTCGACGGTGCCCCGCGTTTCAGGTAGCAGTACTGGCACTCATGCGGACAGCCCTTGTAGAAGTTGCACCCGATGCGCCCGTATTCATTTGCCGCACCCTTCGTCGTGTAGATCGCCTTGCCTCTGATGGTGATGTCCTTGTTCTCGTTCATAGTTCTTTTGCTTTCATAATTTGTGTTAATTCGTGAAATTCGCGGTTCAGTCCTCCTTATCCATCATATACTCACCGATGGTCAGGCCACTGTGCTTCCTTGCGTATTGTTCGGCCCTCTCTCTGGTAGAGAAGACGCCCTTCACTCCAGGGTTGATGCCCGTGTCCCAATAGACGAGAAAGACGCTGTAGAGCTTGTCGGCATCCTCGCGCTGGTTGTCGATCTCTATATTGCAGTAGAGCTCGTACAGCTCGTGGGTGGTGTATTGTTCCCACTCCTCGCACCATGTCTCGCACCATTCAAAATGGTCGTCCTGACCGCCGTGATAGGTGCCTATTCCCATCTTGATAGCCCTCGTCATTTCCTCACCGTATGGCGTTGTGCCGCGCAGCATGTTCACCACGTCGGCCTTGGTCAGCGTCCTCGTCAGTGTATCGTTCGTTTCTCTCATAGTGCTTCCAGTTTTGCTTGTTTTCTTCTGACGAATGCGGCCATCTTCTCTCCGATGTCCTTTCCGCTGACACTGACGACAGCATCGGGATCGCTTTGCAGGCCGCCGCCCTTAAAGGCAATCTTGATCACTTCTATCGGCTCACGGGTCACGACAATCTCGGCATCTGGCAGGCGATAGACGAAGCGGCGTTCGTATGCCTTCGCCTTGCGCTTCCATTTCGTGTCGCGGCGATAGCATGAGCCCGTGCGGTAGGCCTTCTTCATCTTGCGCGGCATGCGCCCCAGCAGTTGGCGCTGTAACTCCACGTTACACTTCAACGGCTTTCCAAGAAAATCCATTAGTTCGTCACTTGGTGCTTTCATCGTTCCCGTGAACGTGGTACTAAAACCCTTTGCGCTATAATCCGGTCTTGCATCACCATCCTCTTTGTGGGTCAGCATTCCTGGCTTGATGCTCACAGCCTCGCCGAGCGGGATTGGGTGTGCATCGGGATTATCCTTCAAGTCTTCAACGCGACAAAAATATAACTTGCCAAGTCCGGCAGGCATCTCGCCTTTACCGACATCGCCCATTTCTCTTTTCACCTTCTTTTCGAGAGTATCCAGCGTTCTATCTGCAATGCCTTCTGCTATACATTTTGCTACTTCGTCTTCCATAAATTCATGTCAATTAGTGAAATTAGTGGTCAGTTTTGTTTCTCCCTCTTGAAGTACTGGCACTGTCCGAACACTCCAGCATGGCAGACACGGCATCAAGGCAGGCTTCAGACTTGCGCAGAAACTCCATGGTGTCCTCCTTCTGCTTGCTGTTCTTCTGCCGCTCGGCACTTAACTTCTGCTCCAGTTCACGTATCTTGTCGTTCAGTGTGCTAACCTCGCGGAAGTGACAATCCTGGACAAGGGTAGCCTCGGTCGGGGTGACTATAGGTTCTGCCAGCACGTAGCGGTCAAAGCGGTCTTTGCGGCGGACGAAAATCTCCTTGTCGTCCAATTTGTACTGAGGCGTATTGTCGTCCGTCCGATTGACACAGGTGTCCAGACACGAATAGCTGTTATCTTCGGGGTTGATCCCATGCGGTTCCTTGTAGATGTTCACCTGCTGACGGCCACCCTCGAAGTTGAATTCCATCAGCCATCCGCGCAACAGTCCGCGAAGGCACGACTTATGCGACTCCGGCATGTCCTCGCTGCTGTTGGTGTTGGTAAGCACGAGGTTCCAATAACTGTCCTTCTCGTTAATCTCTACTTTCCAGCCGAGCGTATTCAGCACGTCGGCTGCAATCATGTAAATCAGTCTCATTGTTTCGTATTTCTTTTAATTTATTTTACTGTGAATTGATTCCAGTCCGATACTCGCAGGCCGCCCAGCAAATGTCTGCGCCATTCGTCATAGCTCGGCATTGTTGAATCCCTCTTCCACTCCACCGTCTCGCGCTTGGCGAACATCACCTGCCCTGGCTTATAGAACTTGGCTATCGGCAGTTCGTCGATGTGAACGTACTTCACAATCTTCCACTGCCTCTGCTGGGCCATCTGTTCAATGGCATCGCGGCTGTCGGTAGAGCGACAGTAGCACACCACCTCCGTTCCCACAGGCCAGTCGGGAAACTGGAACGCCTTCTTTACGTCTTCCTCGCTGAAGGAGCGTGAAATCTCGTCGTGGGTCATCATGGGTCAGTCCTCCTTATCTGCAATCCCAATAGTTGAACAGTTCTTCCAGTTTGGCACGGGCAGAGATAAATGCCGCTGCGTGGCCACGGTCGTAATGCGCTCCCTCGCTGCTGGCATTGGGTGCCTTTGCGTTTTCCTGAAACCGCTCTGTCTCGCTGACAAGCCACTCCCAGAACTCCATCAGCTTCTCAATCTCAAAATCCACCCGCGTGTTCAGTAGCAGCATGTCAGAGAGCTGGTGGAACTTCCTCACTTTCGCAATGGTGTATGAATTCTTTTTGCCGCCAAAATCAACACGGATATACACTGGCAGATTCTTCTCTGCATCCATGTTGTCAGTCACAATCTTCAATTCTTCTAATGTCATAATCGTATTTCTTTTAAGCTATTTATTCCTGCGTTTTAATTGTGCTTTTTGTCCACACTGCTGGCAGACGACACGAAACGAGCCGCTGCGGGTCTGCTTGAACTCGCCGCCGCACTTCGGGCAGCGGTGGGTGGCAAGAAACTTCTGTACCATCTCGTTCCGCCCCTCAGTGGTGTGCTGACGGAACACGGGATAGTCTTTCCACTTCTCGGGTTCCAGTCGGCGCAGGGCATTGACGATGCGTCGATACTCACGATTGTACCTCGACCGCTCTGGTCCTGGCTCCGTCTCTGCAATTATCTGCCCGCAGGTGTCAAGCTGCCTGTAGAGGAAACTTATTTGCTCACGCTTCTGCTCGTCGGTCATTGTGTCAGTCCTCCTTGATTCAAATGTATAACTTCCAGAACTGATAAATCGTTCCTTCCTTAGTCTTGCACTTGCCGTAGGTTGTGCATGTCTTGCAACAACCCAATACGAACCTACCAAAATCAATGCTATAACCTTCTGCCATAGTTTCGTCTCCTACATATTATGGAGTCCTATAATCAGGTGTTTCTTGTTGTTGTTCTTACCAAACAATCCGCTGATACTGTTTGCCCAGCACGATGTTTCAAACTTAAACTTGCGCCAGTTGAAATATACAAACTGACAATTTCCTTTTTCGTCAAATCTTACTATTTTCATAATTCCTTTTAATTCGTGTAAATTAGTGTTCAGAAAATAATTCGTGTCGATTCGTGAAATTCGTGGTCGTTTATCTCCAAATCAGTTTCCTTTTCTGCCTGAGCGTCTTGCCGCACCGCTGACAGTAGGTGATGGTGTAGAGTTCTCTCACGCCGGTGTAGTAGCGTTTCTTTGACCTGCCCTTGTTTGTCGTGCGGTACTTATGCTTGACGGAGAAGTGTTCCTGCACCGGCTTGTGGAAGCCCAGCTTACATTTCAGATTGTCGAACATCGTCCTCATTATCTACAATCTTTTCGACAGTCACCTTGCTTCCACCATCGCTGCTGATGGCTCTGTAGCCGCTCGGCACCTCGTACTCGCCCTCATTGATAGTCTTTATCTCCCCAGCCCATGCAAGTATGAACCGCTTGTAGTCATCACCTTTTATCCAATCGGATTGTTATTGCGGTCGGGATGGTCAAAGTAGATGCGGAATACCACCTCGCCCGTCTCTGCCGCCTTGATCGGAGCCGATGCCGCTACCACGTGGTCAGTGTTCACCCAGAGCAGATTCTCGTCGGGCACGTCGGCTATCGCCTTTTTAATCTCGTCCTTACCGCCCATGAAGGAAGCGGCCAGAAGACCCATTCCGCTCATGTTGTCTAATTTCTCTGCTATCACCTTCGTGAAGTTCTTCTGCGTTAGATTGATAATTGACATAATTCCGTTTTTTAATTCGTTTATTTAAGTTATCCATTCTTGCGCCTTGCCTGCTTCTGCTGGCTGGCATAATATACCTTTGTATTTATCCACTTCGGTACATTCATCTTCAGCCAGTGCTTGCCGTCGTAGAAGTGGAGGCCGCGAGGGGTCTTGCAGATATTGCCCACCCGACGCTGTGCGCCCCGCAGATTCTTCCGCTCGCCGATATACACCATTATAATACCTGAGTCTGCCATAATGCGTCAGCCCTTCCTTTTCTAAAAACATCTGCCAGTGCGGACATTTCTCGCATTGAATGATTCTGCACCATTGCGGTTTTCCTTATTCCACACTCCATATCCTCATGGTACGTTTAATTGTACTGTTAGTATTTTTTCTATACGACATAGCCGCAGAGTTTGCTGTAACTGATGCAAGAACTCAACCATGCTACAATGTGATGCGAGAGGTGAATCAATGCGAACCATCCAGCCTTCCTTTGGATTGTCATTTAACTCACGACACCATAGCGATACGCTTGTCAGAGTGTCAAGCCACCACGTCCACTGGTGTTGTCCCTCTATGTCATGGAAGTTAAACTTCTTGAACCCGTTCTGCTCAAACACTTCCTTTGCCAATGGTATTGGCTCTACGATTTCTTCATGGAACTGTCCGGTTTCGCCTTCTGCTCTGATGTACGGCGGTACTATTGCAGAGACTTTCAGAATCAGTCCGCTGTGTTTCTGCTTAACGATGTCGCCAGCCATTAACTCTTTTGCCTTCATATCTCTATTCTAATGCTTTTAATAATTTCTCTGCACTCTCCCTGTCGCCGAAGCCTTTGACGTCAACCCACTTGTCGGTGAAGAATCCCTCCTGCAGCACCTGCACGAAGTAACCATCGTAGGGTATGCAGCCGCCACCAGGGTAGCAAGGGTATCGGTGTTCAATCCGGTATCTGCTCATCGTGTCAGTCCTCCGTAAATTTATCCTTGTTCCTATGATACACTACCAGCCAGCCGATGTTGTCGATGGCGCAGCACAGGCCCCAGATGAACATGGCCACTTTGAGCGAGGGCATGAACAGCAGGGCGCAGGCGTAGCCGGCGATGCAGTAGATGCCGCACACCACGTCGTTGTTGTTGTCATAGACCTCGCGTTCGTGTTCGTTCCACAGCTTTGGACGGAACGTCATCAGGCACTTGCCGATGAACTCCGACACCAGCGTACCGTAGAGCAGGCAGGCGATGGCCAGCACCCACACGTTGTACCCCACGAAACAGAGCCACATGCCGACGCAGAAGCCTACTGCCGATTCGACGACGCAGAGCACCGTGAACCACCGGATGGCCCAGCGGCGCACCCAACCTTTCCATATCATGCCAATGAACAGCCCTACCACGGAATAGACGAGCGACTGGAAGGCAAGCCATTCGGCAGGTAGTTCCGTCACCCATGCCTTCGAGATGGCTGGCCCGACGTAGGCATCCAGCAGTCCGACGATGAACAGTGTAGATAGCGTCCACCGCTGGTTCTCGTCGGGGTGGACGTTCAGCAGGCCGAGTAATCGCTTGAATAGTTTCTGCATCGTGTCAGCTCTCCTTTACATTGCAAACGATATGAAGTGGCTTGCGCCGTAGATGGCGGCGATGGCGATGATGATCATCTTCAGCCAGTAGAACACCCATGCGCCGAAACCTACCCAACCGGGGTAGTCGTTGAGCTGGATGCCCGTGCGCTTGATGGAGCACTTGACAAGCCAGATAGTCACCGACTGCCATACCGACTGCATGGCCGACAGTAACAGGTAGAGCAATGCCGCACCGCCCAGCACGTAGAACTCCGCATACTTTGAGCCGCCGATGAGCTGACCCGTCAGCAGTGCAATCATCGCCCACGCCAGCTGCTCGGCACGGTCGCCCGACACCTTGCTGCGCTCCTGATACGCGTCGTAGGCCGCCTGCTCGGTAAGTGGCTGGTCGGCATCATCCTCGCGCTCAAAGACGGGCTGACGGGCTTCCTCCGTCGCTGGGTCAACCAGTTCGAGGTCATCCTCCGGCACCATCCACACCTCAGTGTCAAACCTTACGGCGTATTCCATAGTAAGGGTGTCAATGTCTATCACATAGCCTGTGCGCCCAGCCAACTTTTTCGATTGCTTGACCCGCACGCGGTCGGCCACCTTGTACTTTGCCTCTACTGTGCCCTCCGATAATGATACAGATACCGCATCAGGACGCTGGTTGTCTTTGTTTGTCATAATTATATCACTTTAATTTATTCCTAAGCATACCACTTATCAATCTTCCCCCCATTCAGCCACCACGTCTTGGTATCCAAGCTCGGTAAGCAAATCTATGAGTACGACGTCTGCATCTATATGTGCTGATTCAGTATCAGAGTTTAACTGACATTGGCGCAACTTCATAATAGCTTCTTCTCTTGTCATCGCTCAGTCCTCCTTTTTGAATAATTCCCTCATTACCCGCTCGATGTTGTTGATGGAGCCTGTCACCAGTCCGAGCATCAGTGAGTAGGCAATAATCTCCCGTGCCGATAGTTCTAATTCTGCCACACCAAAAAGGAGACTGAACGTCGCGGAGTATAGCATCCAGCTTATCAGTCGGTCTGCTGTTCTGAAGACACCGTCTTTCCACGATGTTTTTCCCGATATGTCTGTAGGCTTAAATTCTCCCTGGCATTCGTACTGGGAACCATTGTAATTCGATCTGTCGCCATTTTGGTATGCTTTGCATGGCTGCCATTCGCCTTGCCCTGCCTCCGGAACGTCGGTTATGATTTCAGGATCGTCGGTCAGGTTCTCTAACTCCTGCATAGCCTTCCGTCTTTCGTCCGCCACCACGTCGAGCATCTTGTCCCATACCTCCTTGTTTACCCGTCCATAATAGCATTCATTGCCGTTGACATAGTCACAGCAAATCTTGATCAGCATCGTGTCGTAGCTGGCATTCCTGCTCCGCAGCAAATTGTTGTATTCAATGATGTCGTGTTCAAGGTTATTCGCCTTTTTCAATGTCTCTTGTTTCATATTTTCCAATATAGTTCACTCATCCTTCTCGCTAATCAGTTTCTCTATCTTGCTTTTCAGCTGGCGGTACTTCACCTCCCAGTAGTCTGGGCCGTGTTCAAAATCTATCTCCAGAGGAACGAGGTCAAGCCGGTAGTCGGCATTGAATGTTATGTTCAGCGGGTCTGACGTGTCAACGTAGCTCTCTACTTCATTCCATCGTGGCACCACGCTGAAGCACAGATCCCACAGGCTGATGCCTCGCTTCTCGGCCAGGTCGTACAGGGCCTTGTTGCACTTGCTCGTCATCTCTTTCTTCGACTCGACGAACCCGCGTTCCACGTAGTATGCCAGGTCGCTTGCAATCTGTTTCTGTCTCGCCAGCATCTTTTCCCCGTTGGCCGCCGATATCACGACCTTCTCGGGATAGTCAATTCTCAGCGGTTTATTCATCGTCAGTCCTCCTCTTTCTCTTCGTAAGGCTTGCCACAGAACGGGCAGTAGGTGGCCAGCAGGCTTACCTCCGTCCATTTCTGCTCATGGTCGCCGTTGCGCTTCGTCTTGCGGTACAGGCCCTCTACCATCACGCGGATGGTGCCGTCGCCTATGTAGCCCTTGTTTACACATGCTGTTTCTCCGAACTGCTTTTTCAGTTTCTCTTCGATGTTGTTAATACAGTTGCATGCCATAATTGTATAGCTTTTTTAATTATTAATTCTTTCTGCTTCCATTTCCAGTTTTACGCGCTCTGTAATCTCGATGCGAAAGGAGTCTTCCCGCACCTCGTCGCTGGGCAAAATAGTGCGCATGACGGTTTCCTCAAAGATGCGGATGTCGCCGCCCCGTGCCAATACTGTCTTGGCTGCCATCACAGCATAACGCTTGCGGCTGAGTGTCAACTTATCGCCGTCGGGGAACAGGAGCACCCACTGATGGAAATCACGAGTATGGTATGAAGACCCCAGCGGCCCATAGAGTCTGTACTTGGAACTCATAGTGCTTAATACTCTTTGTTCCTGTCGTAGAGGGTGTCGCAGAACCATGTGTCGCCATTGGCACGGACGCACATGCGGAGGTTGGCCACGTATGGCTCGCTCTCGATGGTGAACTCGCGGCCCAGGCGGTTGACCACCTTTGCACCGGGCTTCAGCGCGTCGAGGAACGGCTTGAAGGCCTGGCTGGTGAACACCTTCAGGCGGTAGCCGCCGCGTGCAGCCGTGTAGTCGTAGGCTATCAGCCCCATGCCCATCATGTCGGCCACGCCCTGTGCCTTGGCGGCCAGCGTGTCGGCGTTGTCTGTCTCGATAATCAGGTCCTGGCAGCATACGTCAGGCACCAGTCGCTTGAAATCATTCTTTGTCATCATTGTTGTGTAGCTTTTAATAGGTTATTTCTTCAATTCGGCTTCACGTTTTGCTAATACCCTTTCGTCTCTTGTACGTTTCTTCTCGCATGCCTTGCTGCCTTCATGTTTTCTAAAGGCAATAATGCCTGTTATCATTGCCCCACACTTTGGGCACCAGTATGCTTTTCTATTCATCGTTCAGCCCTATTTTAGAAGTTCAAATGTATAGGCATACACCCAGGGATTGCGGCTCCATGTTCCTTTGCCGCTGATGCGGTCGATAAGGGCGGCGAAGGCTTCGCGTGGAGAGTCAAAGCAGATGTTATTCTTTCCCTGATTCTCCATGATGCCTGAAACGATGTAGCAGTCAATCCACTTCTCCACACCCTCCTTCAAGCAATCTTCGTCAGTGATGTTGTTCAGACGTTGTAACTGAATATCCGTGATGCGAATGGTTTCTTCCATGAGATCGGCACGGACAAACATCTTGTTCGTCCATCCTGCCGACTCTTGCGCACTGATAGGGCGAACCATACCCGGCTGAATGTCCGATGCGTCCTCATAGGCGACAATACCGCGATAGTCGATGTCCTTATAACACTGAGCCACGGCCACCTCTTCTCCTCGTTCATATCGTGGCTGATATTTTGCCGGTGCCGAGTAGTCACTGATGCCTGCGTCGCGGAGTATTGAGCGCACGTCCATAAATAGCACGTCATTCTCAAAGCCGCCAACTGGCAGTGTCACTCGTCCGCGTCTTACCCAGTCAATCTCGATGTCTGGGATGATGCGCCGCGTCATCGTCTTCTTTCCCTCCAATACGGCTTGCGTCAGTCCATATCGGTCGTTAAACATGATTTTCTTCATGGCTGCACCTCATCCCAATCGTTAGCGAAGAAATCGCAGTTATTGAAGGCATAGACTCCTTCGTGACCGTCTTTTGAATGAATGGCAACGATGGGCCGGTCAAACTTCTCCCAGTCGGTGTAGATATATTTCGTGCCACTCCACGACTTGCGGCGGTACTTTGCTCCAGCCACCAACCCGATGTAAATCTCTGCTATTGTCATAATTGTCTTATTCGTGTCAATTTGCGAAATTCGTGTTCAAAAGTCCTTGTCGATATCGCACAGGCGCAGGGCATTCTGCAGCTCATGGAAGTGTTCAATCTGCTTGCAGAAGGAAATGCTTTTGCAGTCGCTCGGATTGCTGATCTGTATAAACATGCCCCTAAATGGTGTATTATATGCCTCGATTCTGTAAAGGAGTTCGCCGTCCTCGTCACGCTTTTCCAGCTTCCAATGGTATGGATTGGAACATCCCGGCTGCGGCACTCGACCGAATCCGTATTGCTCCAACAAGTCGGATGTCAACGGAATGGGTTGCACCAGTCCGATGCGCGTCCATGCCAGCTTGTCCTTACGACTGTGCCATCCCACTTTCCTGAGATGCACAGCGTCAATCTTTGTCGGCTTGCCGTCTATCAGCACCATGTCGCCGACGCTAAATCCTGTTGCTTTCATCCGTTCAGTCCTCCTCTTGGTAGTCTTGTGGTTCGCTTGTATAGTAGTTCTTTATCTCCCGCTCTGTATTCTCAGTGTAGCAGTACCAGTCGCCTTCATAGAGGCGGTAAATCCATTTGCCGTATTCCGTCTTCACCCTGGTGACTTTGGGGTAATATCTTGCAGGGAATATCCTACCTTTAATTCCATAGAGACCGCCTTCTACCACCTCCTCGTACTTGGGGCATGGTACCATCTTGTCTTCATCAATCTTCCACATGGCATGCTTGCCGCCAGACATATAGCAGGACCCATTCTTTGCTCTCCGGCACTTGTTGCAGTTACCCTCTGGTTGGTCGGCAGTCAGCTCCACCGAGAGTATCTCGTCACACCAACCACGGTAGTCCCCTTCTCCATAGAAGCAAGGCACGACATACCCTGCATCGTCAATGCGATATCCGTTGAACACTCCCGTAATGGTATAGGTGGCGCCCAACGCATTTTTTTTCATCTTGCGATAGCCCTCCAACATCCGTTTGCGAGATTCCTCCGTCACCCGTGCCGTCACCTTAATTCGTTGGAAGCGTTTCAGCGGCAGCGGCTGGTGCTCCTCGATGTACTGCAGTTTCAGGTCAAGGATCTTCTTGTCACGCCGACGGATTTTGTCCTCTATCGACTTCTCTATCTCTCTCTGCTCTTTTTCCAGCACTCTTACCTGCTGTGTCAGTTCTTCGTAGTTCATATTACTATTTTCTTTTTCGCCGCAGCCCACTCAATTTCTCTATGATTCTTCTTGATATAGGCCTGCGAGAGTGAATAAGCGACTGAGACACAATATCACATATCTCGTCAATGGCGTTTCTTTGTCCCTTGGGAACCGGCCTTCCTGCTGTCATTGGCACACTTAACCCTCCTGCTTTTGTTCTCCCTGTGCCTCCTCAAAGCTCGGCAGACTATGCAGACTATGCCGCTGTTGGAGCTCAAGGATGCGTTCCTGAATGGCGTTGGTGGCATTGTCAAGCCAGTATTCCCACTCTTCAACAGCGTAGACGGAGTGTCCCGAGATTATACCGACACGCAACAGTCCGCCGATGGCGGCGGCGATGCGTTTTTCATAGCCGCTCGTCACGTCATCAATGCCATATCCTGTCAGGTATCTAAGGGCAGGGGTTGCAGCAATGCCGAGGATTCTATGTTGTGGGAATGTCTTATAATCCTTGATATACCACAGCGCCTTCTCCATATCCTCAATTTCTTTCTCAATATCCTCCATTCCCATCTCGACCTTTAACCCTGCCCGCCACAGATATTTAATAGCATTGGCGATGTCGCAGACGTAGTGACGGATGATGTCAATACACTCAATCCCTTTGGGATGACTGTTATAATGTTTGGGGTGATTTACGTGTTCCATACTACTATCACTTACCTAAGACTCTGTTATTGCTGAATGCGATTTTTATACCCCCCCCTCTTAGCGACGGGCGATTTTCGTAAACAAACTGCTCCAAGTCCTCCATGTCGTACACTTCTCTGATTTTGCCATCAACAATGACGGGAAGCCCGCGTTTAGTATATTTCAGCTGACAAATAAATTTATTGCCTTGCATAACGTCTAAGAGTATTGGCTTTCTTTTCATATTCGTGTTCGTATTATTTTAATTTTGGCAACGATATTCTTCAGCACATACTGTATGCCTGCCTCTGCAGCTTTCTCGTATGATGGCCTGATTTTCTCGAGGAGGCAGATGTCGTACTTGTCGTCCTTCTCCATCGGTTCGCCAAGATACACGAGCATACAGTCCCACTTGTCCGGATAACGGTAGGGCACTGGGGTCACGGCAATATGGTACTGCTCTCGCAGCCACCGCATCACTTCGGCCTGTGTCGGACACGGATAGACCGGCTCTTCCGGCGGCATCACCTCCTGGTAGCAGTGCTCAAAGCGCTGTCTGTCGCCCAGATAGTAGGAGCGGCATTGCCACGTGAAGCCGTACTTGCTGAGCATCTTCGCCGTACTGAATGTTATATACTGTTCCTTTGTCATAATTTTCAATTTTCAATTTACAATTTACAATTTACAATGTACAATGTACAATGGTTAATCATCAATGGTCAATGGTCAATGTTCTCACCGTCACCTCTGCCAGGCAGTGCTGCCAGCGACGCTTCAGTTCTCCCCCCTCTCGCTCCACGGTGTCGAGGTGCTTATACAATATCCTCTCCACGTACGCCAGCGACCCGTCGCCGTCCTCAGGCAACTGCCTCTGCTTCAGCTGCTGCTCGCAGTAGGCCGTCGCCCGCATCGCCGCCCTGCGCTCTGTCTCGTGCGCCCTGCGTATCCTCACGGCCAGCGCCTCGTAGTATTCGCGGGTACCCTCCTTTGGCTGATGGCTGCCGGCAGCAGCCGCTCGACCTTGGCCGCTTGTTCCGAAGGTCTCAAGAAATTCTTCACTCTTCACTTTCCCCTTTTCACTTGCGAGCAAGGCGAGCACTGCCTGCGCCGCCAGCTCCGCATCGTCGGGCTCCGGCGTCAGTGGGGCGTCGGCTATACCCTCGATGCGCAGCAGCGGCGGCAGCTGGGCCGTCTCTCTCTTTGTTCTTGTGTTGTCTGCGGGGTTGTCCATGAGTTGAGTTTATCTTTTCGGTGGGTAGTCCGTAGTTTTCGAGTGCAAAGTTACAATTTATTTTTGAAATTACAACAATTTCGGGAATTATTTTTCGGAAAATGTTTGCTCGTTTCCAATTTTTGTTGTAATTTTGCACCCGTCAAATCAGATGAACGGACATCTTCTGCGAAAGAGATACCGTTAGTGCCATGCTACTTTTGCTCATAATTAATAAGCACCGCATCGGGCGGAGTTTCCGAAAGGCCTCCGGGATTGCAATCTGATCCTGACAGCTCGTAATGCGGTGCTATTTTATTGTCAAAATTATGATATAATATAAGGTGTAAGAATGGAAATGCTAAAACAAGCGGAATGGGAAAAGTGAAGTACAAAGTACGTTCCGACAGTTCAAAGACACCGTGCCCTCACGGCATGATGGCTACTTGCAGCAACTGCCGTATCACGAAGCCGCATATCGTCCATGTCGGTTCGTGGATGGAAAAGGACTGTCCGTTCTTTGCGGGTGAAGTTATAGGAAAGAAGGAGGTGCTTTGCAACTACATGCCAACAGACTTATTCAGAACATACAATTCAAGATGACCGACATCCAGCTACTATACATCGACCTTTTCTGTGGGGCAGGCGGTACGTCCACTGGTGTGGAGAGCGCACGGCACGGCGGGCGGAAGTGCGCCAAGGTGATAGCCTGTGTCAACCACGACGCCAACGCAATCGCCTCGCACGCCGCCAACCATCCCGACGCGGTACACTTCACCGAGGACATCAGGAAACTGGAACTGGGTCCGCTGATGAAGCACCTGGATAAGATGAAGCAGAAGTACCCTGATGCCTACGTGGTATTGTGGGCCAGCCTGGAGTGTACCAACTTCAGTAAGGCCAAAGGTGGCCAGCCTCGTGACGCCGACAGCCGCACGCTGGCAGAACACCTGTTCCGATACATCGAGGCCCTGCGTCCCGATTTCCTGCAGATAGAGAACGTGGAGGAATTTATGTGTTGGGGAGACCTCGACGAGAACGGCAAGCCCGTGAGCCGTGACAAGGGACGCTGCTACGTCCGCTGGGTGAACGCCGTCCGTGACTACGGCTACGACTACGACTGGCGCATCTTGAACGCCGCCGACTACGGGGCCTACACTTCGCGCCGCCGGTTCTTCGGGCAGTTCGCCCGCAAGGGACTGCCTATCGTCTTCCCGCGACAGACGCATGCCAAGCGTTCAGAAGTTGATTCCGTCCTCGACACTCTCTTCCCCGACCAGTACAAGCCGTGGAACGCGGTGCGTGACGTGCTCGACCTGCAGGACGAGGGCACGAGTATCTTCGGCAGGAAGAAGCCGCTGTGCGAGAAGACGCTGGAGCGCATCTACGCCGGACTCGTCAAGTTCGTGGCAGGCGGCAAGAAACAGCACGAGGCATGGATCCTGAAGTATAACTCAATGAACCAGCAGCACCACCATAACGCGCCGTCGATAGACGAGCCGTGTCCGACGGTGGCCGTGCAGAACCGGTTGGGCATCGTGAAGGTCAACTTCCTGTCGAAGCAGTTCAGCGGCGACCCCATGGGAAAGAACCAGGGCATAGACCGCCCGGCAGGCACCGTCACCTGCAGGGATCACCACGCCTTCGTGACCGCCTACTTCGGCAACGGCTACAACACCAGTATCGACGAGCCGAACCCTACCGTCACCACCAAGGAGCGCCATGCGCTGGTGAGCGCCGATGGCATCGACCTCGACAAGCCTATGCCCGACGTGCCGTTTGAACAGGTAAAGTTACTGTCAAGACAGTTTATTGCCAACGAGTATAGTGGCGGCGGTCAGATATCTGGTCTGAATGACGTGTGCCCCGCCATTCTCACTACGCCGAAACAGAAAATAGTCTCCGCAGACCAGTTCCTCGCCAACCCGTTCTCCTACAAGAGCGACGGCAACAGCATCGACAGCCCTTGCTTCACGCTCATTGCTCGCATGGACAAGATGCCGCCGTACCTCATATCAACCGAACAGGGAGGCCTTGGCATCGCCATTTACGAGACCGACAGCCCAATGACGCGCAAGGTGAAGGAGTTCATGGCCATGTACGGCATCATTGACGTGAAGATGCGCATGCTGAACATCCGCGAGCTGAAGCGCATCATGGGATTCCCCGAGGACTATACCCTCGTCGGCACGCAGGCCGAGCAGAAGAAGTATATTGGCAATGCCGTGGAGGTGAACATGGCCCGCGTGCTCTGCGAGGCCCTGTGCGAGAGGTTAAGTAACGACTAAACAAAGTATAAGAACAATGATACTACACAGATTCATGAGTGAGGCGGAATATGAATGCCTCATTGGCGGGGCGAAGCTGATGAACGCCACCGACCATTCAAAGAGCGGACAGAGGACTGACAACGTGGGCTTCTGCTTCTTTGTTGAAGACCCCGACGAAGCCATCCACTGGCTCAGCGGATGCACCTATCCCGACTGCTGTGTGACGATGGAGGTGCCCGACAGTCTGGTGCGTGAGAGCTACGGTATCTACCGCGACCCAGAGCGCGACAACCTCTTCGCACCCGCACCTCCCGGCAGGCGTCCGACGATGCGCAAGCGCGAGTACTGCACCACTTCCTACTCGCTGACAGGCGGCGTGAAGGTGCTCGCCATGACGCAGAAGTATGCCGAATATGCACGGCTGCGCCGCGATTTCGTGGCAATGGGAATCATGAAACCTTAACAAACTATACAAATAAGATTATGCAAATACAGAACATTATTTCCGCAATCGTGGCAATCATCGCCAACGTGGCAATGACGTACTTCGCCATCACGGCGTGGTTCGAACTTCGCAGGATGAAGCGTAAACTTACCGGCATGGAGCGCGCCATGTCCGTCGTGACAACCATCGCGATGGGCGAGCACGTGAAGAGCAATTTCGATCAGTTGAACGAGATGAAGGCAACCTTCCTTCGGCTCGTAGAGAAAGAACAGTATAAGGAAGCAGAAGAATTGAAGAATGCCATCGCAAAGATGGAGCTTAGCGCCGAGTATGCACTGAAGCATTTCAAGGACATCTGCGGCGACAACTGCGAGGTCATCGTGAAAAAGGTGAAGGGCCATATTGACGAGGAGGAATAATAACAATCGCAGGCTCTGTCCTGCTGAGACAGAACTAAAAGATGAAACCAACCCACAGAATAATGTGCCCCGACTGCGGGAAGCAGAAGATGCTGTTCGAGACGGAGCGGAAGGCGCAGCACTTCTTGCGCTGGAACGCCGACGAGATACCGGGCGGCGAGAATTTGCGCCCGTACTACTGCAAGGCTTGTTGCGGATGGCATCTGACGCACGTCCGGCACCGCAAGAGGTACGACAGCCGCATGGACGAACGCATCACCATGTTTCGTGAGAGCAAGTTCGGTCAGGAATGGCAGCGGAGAATCGAACGCCTGGAGCAAAAGGCGGACCAGAAGAAGAAAAAGAAGTACCCCAGGTGGCGCAAAATCAAGAACCTGAAATTTTAACGGCAAACAACAGGCAGCGCTATGACAGGTTAAGACAATAACGGCGATTTCTCGTACATAAAAAACGAGGCACGGAGCGCATCACTGCGGTCCGTGCCTCTTTCTTCCTACTAATAAGTTTAAGACAAACTACGAAAAAACTAATCTAATTAATCATATCAAACATTCACGCTCCTTGCGAGGATATTGTCTCGACCGTGCCGGTCTTGCTGTTATCCAGTGTTGTGAGCGTCTGGTCCATAATGTGAAACTCTGCGTTGGCCCAGCCATTGAATGTTGCGACGGCATTCAGGAAATTCTCGTAACTGCGCTTGTGTACCGAGAGCTGCTGCTGCTTCAGCAGGTGCATCTCGCGCAGCGCCGTACCGCCGTTGCTGGCCGCCACCATCGGCACGCCCACCAGGCGCGGGTCAACGCCCAGCGCCAGGAAGATAGGGCTTGTAGATAATTCCAGCTCTTCCTTGCCTGCTTTCACAGCATCATTGGTAGTCTCCTTGATATCCACCACCTCCACATTGTGGTGCTGCTTGCCGTCCGGACCGTCCCACATAAACTGACGCATGGTCTTGCCCGTGTTGTCACGGTTCTGCAGAAACTCCTCCACGTTGGCGTCCAGCTCATCGACGAACTTCTCCTGCGCGTCCTTGTCGCCTGCTATGCCCAAATCCCCGAACATCATGTTCAGATAGTCCAGTGAGATATAGATGATACGTCCCCATGTGGTGTTATTCTCGCGCTGTTTATACTTGTCGTAGAGAATGGTGCTGGCAAAGTCGAACGCCTTGCTGCAGAAGATACTCCACCATGACGGCTGAGGGTAATAAGGCTTGTTGAGCGAGGGGTAATACGTGGGACACACCACCCACATCGGACGACTGTTAGGCCCCTTCTTCTGGTTGGACTCCACGATATAGCGCAACTCGTGCAGCAGGTTCTGCGGCATGGCGGCCTGATACATCGCTATCTTCTGCTCTTCTTGGCCGGCAGTCACCGTACGCGTCCCAATGCCAAGGGTTCTCCATTTGTCCGACAGGTAACAGTGGTGGATAAACCGGTTGACGTCCATCTTTTCGAGCCTGGTACTGTGGGCTGGCAAAAATCCCACTCTGTTAATGGATGGCACCCATTCTTTGGTAACGCCCTTTGTATCAAAACCGACCGTAGGAAAGTAGATGTCAAGCATCACATTGTCCTGCATGCACTGCGACAGGTGCAGGTTCAGGTTGTTCTCCTCCAGGAACTTCTTAGCCCCCGGCACCTCGCGATCTACGCCAAAGCGGTCGGTGGCGGTATAGCCCAGCCACGTGTGCTCCCATTCGGCGTATGCTTCGCGGGCACGCTTCAGTGCCTTGCTTTCTTTGTTTGTCTCCGGTTTGCCCGTCACAACACCTTCCAACAAGTCGAGCGTATCGTCGATGGTAGGCTGCTCCTGCTTCTCCAGTTCTTCAATGCGCTGCTGCAGCAGTTCTCCGGCATCTTTGTATTCCACCAATTCTCCCTCCGGAAACCTGTACATCAGCCGCGGCCCAAGCCCTGCTGTCAGGTCTGCCAGATAGCGCAAAGGCGACGCCGTGTATGGCAGCGACATAGCCAGTGGCGGTATCACCGACGGCGTGGAGTTGCCTGGACCCCAGTCCACGTAGCCCAGTCCGAGCGGCTTGCCGTTCTTGTCGCTGACAGGATGCACAGCGTTGTCGCGCGTGTCAAAGTTCCATGCCACCTTCGAGAGTGGCCCGTTGCTCCATGCGCCGCAGCCCATCGAGGCAGCCATCTCCGTGGCACCGGCATTGGCGGCGTCGTTCTGGACCAGGGTAAGACTGCGAACCAGTCCCGGCTTCAGGGCGTCATAGGCCACATATCCACGGCTGCGCAGGTCACGGTCCAGTCTCTGATATTCGCTGAATGTCTTCGGCTTGTGGACGAAGCCATTGCTCCCTCCGTTCTTTTTCTTCTTGCTCATAGCTCTGTTTGTGTTGTTTCTGTGAAAATACGCCGCCGTCCTTAAAAAATCAAGGGCAGAGAGGGCATGTACAATGTACAATTTACAATGGTCAATCGTCAATGGTCAATCGTCAATGGTCAATGTTTCATTGTGTCAGCCTGATGTTCGCGAACCTCCCGGCTAGTCCGCCGCCGATTGTCGGCCTGGACTCCGCGCACTCTTTTATTCCCAACAAGAGATCGTCAAAGGCATCGGTGATTGTAGTACGGCTGCGCTTGTCGCCGCCTATGCCGCCTTCCGCCAGCTTCTCTGTACCTTTGAATTTCTTGAATGTGCCGGGCACCACGGCGGCATTCTCTATAGCAGCACGGAGATAGTCGCAACGGCCCGCCTCGCGGTTGATATAGACGGCAGGGGATGCAGCTCCGGAGAAACAGTCGTTGATGTACTGGTACTTGCGCTCGTGTCGCCATGATGTGAACTCGGCGCGTGTCACCTTGAATCCGTAGCTGGTCAGCTCGTTGGCCACCACGATGTCGAAGCGGCTTTGCTCCGACTCCTCCAGCGCATAGGCTTTGTTGGCTCCCTGTTTGATGCTGCTGGCGACGTAGAAGATGACCTCCTTGCAGCCCCGGCGCAGGAACGGACGGTAGTACTCGGCAAAGAGGTGTGACAGTCCGCGCAGGCGTATCTCGCCCTGCACAAAGAACTCTTTCATCACCAGCACCGCCGCCCGGCCCTGGAACATCCTCGTCTGCCCAACAACGAAGCAATTGATATCCGAGTTGGCATCCAGCGCTATCCTCAGAGGCTCCTTGTAGTCCAGGTCGAGGTCAAGGCTGCAATCCTCACCGTCGTGCTGCATCTGGTCCCAGTCCAGCGACTCGCTCTCAAAGTCGGTGGGCCACCGCTGCACGTCGAGGGCGCGCCCTTTGATGCGGGTGCTGTATTTGTCATACACGATATCGGTAATCTCCTCGCTGACGTAGGTGTTCAGTTCGGAGAAGTTGCAGTAGAAGCCGTCCTTGGCCTGACCGCGTGGCTGGTTTAGTATCTGCAGACGGAAAAGCAGGTCGGGCAGCTCGCGCTTCATCTGCCGTATCCATGCCTCGCCACCAAGCAGGGCAGCATTCTCGATACTGGAGAAGCGCCAAAAGGTCTCCGACTGCGTGCGCAGGGCAAAAAGCTCGCGCAGGAAGTTCTCGTTCTGTGCCAGCTTTGCCGCCAGATTGGTGTGGTGTTCTTTGTCGTAGAGTTCCGCATACCTTATCTCGGCCATCTTCTTCTCTATCTCGGCGTTGACCTCACGTGTTTCAAACTCCGCTTCTTTCTCCCACAGGCATTCGCGGGCGTTCAGACCGGCATCGCTGACCCACAGCTGCGAGAGCCACTTGTTGTTCATCTTCGGGTCGGTGCCGTAACCCCACCGCTTCTGTTCCATCTTGCGGGCAGACTTCGGCAGGAAGTCACCGCGCAGCGTAGGCAGCACCTCTTCCTTCACGCGCTGCCACGGCATGTACTTTGTCTCGTCGCCCATCAGCGCCGCGAGGTTCAGGCCGTTGGCACTACCCTTGACTGCGAGAGAAATTAGCTGCCAGGTAAAGCCGTTGGCGAACGCCACGCAATTCTCCCACACCCTCGGCTTTGCCAACGGCATAGGCCACCGCAGTTTGGCAGGCGGGCGCCCCATAAAATAATAGACTCCTTCGGCAAATCCCAGCAGGTTCATTATCTTCAGTACGTTAGGCATCGTGCGGGTGTAGTTTTGCTTGGCACTGGCACCGCAGAAACCGCCCATCATGCGGGGCAGGCCTATAGTGACATCCGACATGTTGAAGGCCAGGAACGCCGACTTACCCGTACCACGTCCGGCCAGCACCTTTGTGGAGCGCGAACCGAAGTTGCGCACCTTCTTCTGCCACGGAGCCATATACACCTTGTTGCGTCCGTCGCCCTGATAGTCCATATACTCGCCCTGCTCCGTTTCCTCGTCGTCGCCGTATTCCGGCGCTTCCACGTTGGGAAGCATGCGAGCCTCGAATTGGTCGCTGCTATTGTTGGGGTTGCTGCCTATTCTGCTCATCGTAATTTGTACATTTCAAATTGTAAATTCTTGCTCCGCACAGCTGCTACGCAAGCGTCCCACAGGGCCGAGCGGTACATTGTACTCATTGCTCAAGGTTGCCGGCATCTTCATCGGCAGCTGTTCTCTTGGCAACCATGACTTCCACTAACTTTTCGATGTTGCCTTCTTTCTCATCCACATAGCCACCATACTTGGCCATGATGCGCTTCATCTCGCTGTCGCCGACATCTTCCTTGGTGTCGTCCACCTCCTTGACGCTCGTCGTTACCACAGGCGGCAGGAAGCTCAGTTTGTTCATATCGGCGCGATCTTCCTCCGGTTCGCTCAGATGTCCCACGTCATACAGCAGCTTGCCGCCCTTTGTCAGTGCCACGGCATTGTCGGTCTCCAGACCTATCTTGATGGCCTGCTTTGCCGCATGACGGACCAGCATCTCGTCCTCCCGCCGTGACGATGTGGCGCAATGCTCAAGCACAAAGTCCAGCAGAGCATTATCCTTCTGCAGTGCGCTCCATTCATTAGGCAGGCTGGAATACTTCTTCTCTTCCTGCCTGATGAGCTGGCGCAACATCTCATACTTGTCGAGCATCGGATTGCGCAGGTACTGCATATACACGGCATGCACGCGCAGCATCCGTCGCTTGTTCTCTTCCCTCACGTCGAGGTCGTTGATAGGCACGCCCTGCTCAAAATGCAGCAGCGCGCCTCTCATCAACTGTTGTGATATAAGTGGCGATTGTGCCATAGTCCTTTTAGCTTAAAATTAAAACCTTCGTTCACATTGCACAGCGATTGAACCGCCGTATCAAGGCAATCCTCACACTCTCCGATACTCCCCTTTCGCGTCAAACGACGGGCAATCCTTTATCCACTCCGACGGTTCGATGGTACCGTTGTGGTTCTTGTCAGGAGAGAAGTCCCGGTGGCCGCATATCATGGCATTGGGATACAGGTCTCGCAGGTGCATGAGTAGGTCGAGCAGCGTCA